TATATAATTGAGATGTAATCATTTCTTGTAATGATGTCCAACTTGTTAGTGTTTCTAATTGTGCGTCTGTTAATGCTGAATCAAAGTATTGTACTTCTCTAGTGTTTCCGTAAAAAGGGTCTAGTCCATCTCCTCTATTAAAATTTAATTGATTTAAAACACCACTTGCAAAAGTAGAGCCACTATCATCTGTTAAAAGTTTAAATCCATTAATAAAAACATTAAAATCATTTTCTTTGTATTTAAAGGATATTTTATTGTATAAAGATGTATCGTTTAATGTGTATAATCTTAAAGCTTGGTCTACACTATTTACAGTTACTCTAAAAACTAATTGATTATCTGTTACTGAATGATAAATACGAATATTATTTGAATTTGAGCCATTACTAATAGATATTCCTTTAAAAGATGTATCATCAACAAAACTTCCCTCAAGCATCAAAACACCTTCTGAATCGTTAAACGTAGCTGCATCTCCAGAGCCATCAGCAGTTTCTGCTGCTCTTGTAATTGCTGTTCCATTAGTAGGAATGTAGCTTGTTGGGTAAGAGCTTTGTTCTATTTGTGCGCCCCAGATGTAATATCCATCAATTCCATTACCAGTAGATGATGCTGCCCTTAAAGATGATGCATTGTCAATACTCAATAAATATATTTGTGTTGCTCCAGAGTTTACATTTGCAGTTAAAGATATTTTATACCAATCATTTCCATAATTTTTTATTTCTCCAGTTCCAGATGTAACAATGCCATTTATTAAGTCAAAGTTAGAAAAATCAGTAGATGCGCTACTTCCAAATAATAATTGCAAATATTGTCTACCATTATATTTCACAAAAAAAGAAAACGTATAATTAGAAGCGCTTAAAGTAACTTGATAGTAGATAAAAGCAATTGCAGTTATATTGTTTGGTGTTAATTTATCAGCATTTAAACTACCATCTGGAGAAATTGCTTGATTTATACTAACTGTCGAATCACCTTTAATCCAATAAGAATTACTAAAATCTTCTGAATAAGTTATAAGATTAGTCCTAGCTGGTTCTAAAAGGTAATGAGGACAATTAACTACTTTACCATTTAATAAGTCGTAGTTTAGTCTTGAATCTCCACTTGCTACTTCTTCTATTAGTCCAGTTGGTGCTATTCTAGTTCCAGTACTTGCTCTTGTAAAGTCAAAGTCTCCTACTCCATCTGATGGGAGTACAGAATAAAACTTGTCTCCTTGTGCTGCTGGTATTAATGCTAATTTTGGTTTTGCCATTGTCTTAATTTTTTATACGTCTAATATTTGTGTTTCGTGAATCCAATCAGCGATACACTTAACTGCTTCAACTTCTTGTCTTTCATTCATAGCAAATTGACTTCCAAAAAAGTCTGGTTTACCAATAACTGAAGGTGCTGTTTGTATAGCGTTTCCCCACCAAGTATAATTGTAATATAATCCCCAAGTTCCAGTATCCATTACTTCTTTGTTTTATAGTTATAATTTATTTCTATGTCTAGTGTGTTCGTTTGTGTCCACATATTTCTTTTTTCTTTCTAAATATTGCTTTAATTTAACAATATATTTTTCTTTTATTTTATATATCATAAAGCCCAACCACCAAAATCAGCTCCACTTTGATCAGGATAAAAATCATCCTCTGTGTTTGCGTTATACTCTGGATATGTATCTTGATTATATACCATGAAATTTGTAAAATTATTAGTATAAAATTGAGCAATATCTCTATATTTATTTGTCAAATAATCAACTTCATCTTTGCTTACGCTTTCACTAGATTCGCTTATGTGTTTATATACACCGCCATTAGCTACTGTATAAGCAGCAAAAGGCATGTAATAAACCAAAGCCCAATAAATAGTCATTGGCTTTACATACGTTTCTAAAAGCGTTTTATAAGCTGCATTTGCTGGATCATTTATTCCTGATATAATCAACGCTTGCAATTTTTCATAAAGTTTAGTTCCTAAATATATCTGCACCTCTGTGTCCATGGATATTTCTATCATGTAAACAAATTTATCAGGATCAATATTTCCTGAAAGAACAGAGTATCTTTTAAGATCTTTAGTTGTTACAAATAATGCTGTTGCCATTCTTTTCTTATTTTACGCCTGGATAATGCCCTTCATTTGGCATATCTATCGGAGCAATTTGGCTCTCTCTAGTTCCCCACGGATTCTTTTGATATGTTTTAGGTATTGTTCCTGTTTTTATATAATCTTTTAATTCTTTGCTAGGCTCTGTATTTGTTCTTAAACGATATAAGACTTGTTTCCAAGCATGTCGGCAGTAAACCCCACCTTTAAATTTAAAGAGATCATAGGGCTTGCCATCATGCCCTAGCTGTTTGTTTACTCCATCTCTACTAGCTCTATCAATATCTTCTAATCTATATACTACGTTTTTGTCTGATAGCTTCATCATGTTATCGCAAAAAGTTCTAGATTTGTTTCCTATTATATTTGGCTTTTGAGATTTCTTAAAATACTTATATCTAATTTTATAATTTTTAGAATCTAAATAAGAAAAACCATTAGGATCAGCAAATATTTCATCTTTCAGTTTAGTAAACATTGACTTCTTTTCTACTATTGAAGCAGAAGCCCATTCTTCATTAGATACATTTTCTTCGCAATATTCTCTAGAATCAACTTCTTCCCATTCCTCACTCATTACTTCTCCTTTGAGATGCTCTAATAAAATTTCTCCTTGTTCTTGAGTAAGCTCTGGTTGTTTAGCTAATTCAACTCCTGTTTCTTCTTCAACTACATCTTCATCAACTCCTTCTAATTGATCTAAATCATTAAATGATAAAGGTTTTAAAGTTTTAAAATATAATTCTAAAGAAATATCATTAATTGCTAATATTTCATCCATGCAATCAATTATTTCATCTTGATAGCATTTTATTACTACATTATCAAATAATAAAGTTGCAGTTTCTATTTCATCAGCGTTATTTCCTAAACCATCATTCCCATCCCTTACGCCTAATAGCATTGGAGAGGTTACTCTATGCCCAACTATCAATTTTCTAAAACACTCGTTAGAAAGGTACTCATAATGGCTAGGAGCATCATTTAAAGGAATATCATCAACAGTTGTTTTTGATTCTTGGTTTTGATTAAATGCTACAATTACTTTTTCTCCTCTTGCTCCAGTTAGTTTGTTTAGAACATCAGATTTAACTTGCATCATCTTTTCAGGATCTGGAACTCCGTTGTTAAAGTTTACTACTTTCGTTCCTGAAAAACCATTAATACAATCATTGATTAAATAATCTCCAATCTCGTTTTCTAATTTAGCATAAGGCAATGCTCCAGCATAATCGCAAGGGTTGTAATAATAATGTCCTGGCGTATAAGGAGAAAGAACATAAAGCTCAACGCCTTTTTTATTTCCATAACCAAATGCTGGTATTCTTTCTGGCTTTTCTGTTGGTTTTATATTAGCCCAATCATTTGAATAATACCATGCTTCTATTTCTCCTTCATCATTGCATTTTTCTGCTCTTAATGTTTCCATTGGAAAATGATGCACTTGCTTTACTTTACCTTTTTCATAAACAACTTGAAAACAAGCCATTCCCAATATCTTAAAATCTTTGGCAAATTTTCTTAAATCTTTCTTCTTAAACAACGTAATCATTTGAGCATACTGCTCTGGTCTTCTAGATGCATCTAAAGCTGATATTCCTCTGCCATAAATCATATTAGTAACGCCATTTATAATAGCATTATTAGAAGTAGAGTTTATATACAGATCTATTAAGTAATTAAAATAGTCATTATCTACGCCATATTGAACCCAATCTTTGTGTTTAACTTCTGTTATAACTGGAGAAGTATATGCGCTTAAATTAGCTATAAATATATTTTTATCTATCATAATAGTATGTATTCATTTGTTGTTTCGTGTTCTGTAAATTGACCATCATTGATTGAATATGTGCTTAATGCTTGATCAGTACAAAAGATTATATCTCTATATATAATACTAGATCCATTTAGAACTTCTAATGTATAAAAAGTTCCTTCTTTTAGAACTGGACTAAACGTAACAGATGTTTGCAAATAATATTTTGTTTTAGTAAAAGTAGGATTATAAGTAACCGAAGTATTTTGATCTTCATCTGTCAAAATAAGGCTAGTTGCTGCGTATTCTCTAGGAATAAACTTAAATGTTTGAGCGGTAGCATCAGTCTTTAAAATTATCATTATACTTTTCTTTATTTAAAAACCGATTTATTGCTTTTTTGTTTTATAATCAAAAAAAAAGGAGAACAAAAATTGCTCTCCTTAATTCTTCAATGTAAAAAACTAATTAAGTTCCTAAAACTACAACAGTATTAGTAGTATCTCCTATAATAGTTGGATCAATAAAATTAGCTGGCGATTTCTCTGTTCCAGTAATTGTTAAATTATACCCATTAAGATCTCC